TTTTTTTTTTTTTGGAGAAATAACTACAGAGGAAAACGGAGCATCTATGTTGGATATGCTGTTTAAAAATCCTATTACTGAGCAATTAGAATTAAACCCAAAAGTAGTTTATACCACTAGAAGCATTGGGGTGAAATATAATGAAGGCGGTAAAGAAATAGTTACTAGTCTTATAAAATTAAAGATATTACAAACAATGGGTAATTATGATAAAAATATGCAACCCGAGGCTATGCGGCATGCTCAATATAAAATGCTTATGACATTTAGAAGATACTTTGTAGAATTAGGGATAAATAGATTTAGAGGTTTTTCTCGTGTAGATATAGCAAGTAAAGATTTATTTGATGAAGAGAAATTTTATTCAGAAGAAGAACAAGAGTATATAGAGGGAATGTATACTACAACTATACGATATATAATTCCAATTATAAAATCTTTAAATTATAAATTAGTCTCTACAAATTGGAAAGAATTATCAGATTATGAAAAAAGTAATATTCATAAAACTATTGTAGAAGTAGCTATAACTAGTGCTGTATTACCAGCTATTGGTGCATTATTAGCAGCTTTAAAAGGAGATGATGATGATGAACGTATTTGGTTTTTAATGTTAATTAATAGAAGATTACAATCTGAATTATCTTCTTTTAGGAGTTTAAGTGAACAATATAAAATACTTGAATCCCCTATACCATCTATGAGGATGTTAGAAAATGCTACTAGGGTGATAGGTGATATAGCACAACCTTTGAATTGGAATGAAAGGGATAGTAAAGATAGATTAAAAATTATAAAAGATTTTAAGAAAATAACTCCAATCATAAATTCTACTAATTCTACATATAAACAAAAATATCAATATTTAATATATATGACAAATTAAAGAAAAGGTCAAAAATTTTAGAAAAAGTCTAAAAAAAGAAAGGGAATTCCAAATTGATGGTTTTCCCTTTTCTTATTTCTATTTACCACATAAATGAGCCGTCACTACAAATATTACTATTTCCAGTATTAGAAACAGCATTACCTCTTACAGAAGTAGTATTTCCAGTCCTAATTTGTTCCCAAATTCCTGGTCCACCTGTACCATTATTACTGATAGTAATAGGCTGTGTGACTGCAGCTCTTTGTTGAGCTGGTGTATTAAATATATCTCTTACAGCATCTTCAATCTCGTCAATATCTGTTTCATATTTACCACAATTACCTTTCCATTTAAGTAACATCATAGTCATTTCTGAACCATTAGTGCTTTTATATGGTTGTTTAAAAACCACATCTAGATAAGGTTCTAGTACCTTATTAAGTTCCCTCATATAACGATTATGAACATCTACTAAGATTTGACTACAAGTGTTTCTTTGTAGAACTTCTATAAACTTTTTAATATCTTCATTAATGATAAGTCTTATATTTTGTGCTAACCCAATAGAGGATATTTGACAGTTTTGTGTAGGATGTCTTATTATCATTATATTCATACTATAATTATTAGGAGTTTTAAATCTTATTTTAGTATCATAACCTTCTCCTTTATAACTTTCTACTACCACTGTAGTTGTTACCTTTTCTTTTTCAACTTCTTTTATCTCCATACTAATATATTCTATTTACTTTAGTTCTTGTTAATAAATTCCATTGTATAGCATCAGCCAAATAATCTGGAAAATATTCATCGAAAGAACTCATTATTAATTTAAAATGTGTTAACATATAAGTAGTTAACCATGGATTATTAGGTTGTGAACATCTAAACATTATAGCTTTCTTAAATAATCTAACTATATCCTGTGCAGTAGCATCAAACTCTACTAATTCATCTATAAGAAATTCATTAGCACAGTCAACATATAATCTTTCCATAATTAATTCTAATTTATTCTCATCAGAAAGACATTTCCATAACGCTTGTGATGGTTGTGTTTTACCTGATGTTAAACATAATAAACTATCTTGCCATAATGAAGAAGGTCTATCAAATTTAAAAAGGTCAAATAATGAATCTTCAGTAAATAAATCATAAGATTTATATTGATGTGGTATATAGCTTTGTTTATACCCCATTGCACCAAAGAATATTAAATACCTTGACCAAAGTTCTGTTCTCCTATGCCATTTGTTTGGTACATCTTTCATATAGGTTTCATATATATGAGAATGTGTTTTAATGTTATCTTCCCAATCTTCAAGATTGCTACTTAAATATGTAGCTTTAGCTCTAGTCCAAGAGTATACAAATGACAATGGTGCAAGTGTAACTTTTGCCGTAGTATAAGCATGTTTTTTAAAACTTTCAAATACTGCAACTTTTGTAGCGTCATGTATTGTATAATACTTACCCTCTGTATGGTAAGTTACACTTGCATTATTTGTATGACAAACATCTTTTTCTTTTACTTTTAATTTTTCTTTTATATTTTTTAATTCTTCGTTGTTCCAACATATAAATTCATTAGGTGGAAGTTCGTCCTCTAACCCTAAATATATATTGTTGGCTGTTCGCCCTACTATCATCATAATGTTTCTATATTTTTAATGATGTTAAACATTCATTTATATTATTAAAATAGATAGGTTTTAGATTTTGTATTCCTTCTGTCATTTTAGAAAACCACACTTCTTCTTGTGTATCTTCTGTTAACAAAATAAATACATAACCTACTGTCCCATCATCTCTAAGTCTACCAATTCGTTGTATAAAATCTTTATCTGTACTATAATATGACATTATTATACAGTTATCTAATCCTACTAAATTAGCACCTTGTTTAAGTTTTTTAAAACTTCCTATTATATTGATTTTTCCTGTATCAAAAGCATATCTAATCCTATCATTAATTACTTCAGTATTCTTTGAACTAACTACATTAGGTGTTATTTTTAATAAACTTTCTAAACTATTACCAAATACAATAGTCTTTGTTGTTAGATGTTCTAGTAGTTTTTTAATAACTACTACTTTAGATTCTAAATTATAAAGAATACTACTACGTTTATAAGCAGATATTCTAATCTTTAGTCTTTTATCATCTTCATCTAATATATACCAAGCTCTCTTATGAATCTTATCCCAATAATCATAAGCTGCTTTTTCTGTTTGATAAAATCTCTTACTTTTACTTCCTGCTACTATATTCTTAGTATCACTATCCAATTTATGTAATATTACATATAATTGCAAAGAACGTGCAGTACCTTCTTTTTGTCCCTGATCAATCGAATATTTGAAACAAATAGGGGCTATACTTTTCAGTATCTCCCCTTTTGTCACCAATTTATCACTAATCATATATTTTACTGTCTTATTCACTGTTGCGGATAATCCAATAATAGCATCATAACTATTATTTTTATAAAACTGCGAATAAGCTGGACTTAAAGAATCATGAACCTCATCGCATATCACTAAACCATACTTATTACCTTTCAGTCTATAAGCAGATTGATAACATAGGAATTGTAAGTTATAATCATTTGTCACATCTCTATTGAATATTTTATTAAACTTTTTGATGTCAGCGATTAAATCTTTTTTTCTTCCTACTGTTTCTGCCAAAAAGAGATGTATTTTATTATCTCTAGGCATAGTATATAGGGCATGCAAACTAATGAAGGTTTTACCAAGACCTGTGATTATCTCACAAGTCCCGATTTTACCTGCATCTTGCCAAGCTTGCAAAGCCTTTTGTTGAATTTCATCTTTTTGTTTGTTAATCATCATCTATTAACTTCTTCAAACTATAAGTACTATTTTTAGTTTTAAAAGTATTCTTGTCTATTAATTTAGTAACTATTGATGTATATAAATGTTCTCTAGGATGATCTTTTCCCGTACCAAAACGAAACCTTTCTCCTACTTTAGGAGAAGATATATATCTTCCAACCCAATACATACCTTCCAATATGAAATTAGGATGATGATCATTAAATACATCATCAGTTAATTTTTCTAATTTATACATAATTTTCATAGTTTTAATATATTACCATTACTACTAAGTACACCAAATTTACCATCAGTTACTACACTTCCATTACTAAAAATAGTATCTTGAATTGATAATTTCATTGTACCAGCATTAATAATATCTTTATTATTATGAATATGACCAAATAACATAAGTTTAGGTTGTACCACTAACATTCTTTTCATTAATGCACTACAACCACATCTTTCAATATAATTATTAAAATCATGAGAGTTATCAAGTATTCCTTTAGGTGGACCATGTACTACTACTATATCAGAATCATCTGGTATAGTCTTCCATAGTTTATCTAATTTATCCCTTTTTCTCATAAAAGACCAATTACCAAAAGTAGGAGTATATGGACTTCCCCATATTTTAATACCTTCTATTGTTATATCTTCATTTTCTAAATATATTATATTTAATTCTTTACATAGTTCTCTAAATTTCTTTGACCATTTATAAGCCAAAGTATCATGATTACCTGAAATAAGAACTTTATATTTAATATCTAATTTAGAATACCAATATAGAAAATTATGAGATTCACCTTCATTTTTATATACATCAAATGAATGACTATAATCTCCTGAATGTATTATCATATCTATATCATTAGGTATTTTTAGTAATTCATGATATCCATGAGTGTCAGAAATATGATAAATTATCATGGTATATATAAATTTGTTGGGTTATTTTTATGAATCTCTATATTTGGAAAATGTTCATGAAAATCTCTAATATCAAATGGGGATGTTATAATATGTTCACCATTTTTGCTTGGTATTCTACATATAATATTATGATTCCCTTTATTTGGATTAACCTCATAAGTAAAATCTTTTATTAAGTTATATAACTTATCATTTACTTCACCATCTATATCTAAAATCCATTTTTTATCAATATCATCATTATGTAAACCTACAACAGAATTATAAGCTTTATGTGCTTTATTATGTGTTCCGTCTACTAATTGTAAAACAAGTTTACTAATATGTTTCAATTGCATTTTTTTAAAACTTCTTCTATTAAGATTAATCCCAGCCCTAGCTTGAAATATTTCACAAAGTTGTATAATTTCTGGCATAACAAATTCAAAATGTTCTAAAGATTTAATATAATAACCTTTTACTAATCTTGAATTATTATTTGTACTATTAACTTTGCCTATTTTATGATCTTTCTTTCTTTGAAGAATTTGTATAAAATAAAAATCATCATCTGATCTAAAATCTAATAGTTCTTTTATTTGTTTATAATTATTTATCATTTCTTTAACATTTGTTTAGTAATTTGCTCCTTAATATCTTGATAAGAATAAGGATAAAAATTGTTTGTATCAACACCTACATCCATTTGTGCAGGGTTATGATTCATAATACCTTTATTACTTAATCCACCATGAACATGTCCAAATAATTGCCAAGAACCTCTATGAGACCCATTCCAACTATTCATTGGATAATGACACATTACTAAATGTTGTTCACCATATGTAATTTCATCATCTTTAACAAATATTTCAGCTATATCAAATATATCTTCCCATAAAGATATGGTATATTCTTTAGCTAAAGCACATTTTTCATGATTACCAATAATTAAATATTTCTTACCATTTAAAGAATTTATGATATGTTGAGTATCTCTACTATTAAGACCTAATGCAAAATCACCTAAATGAAAGACTATAGCATCTTTTGGAATTTTTTCATTCCAATTTTTTACTAATGTTTGATTCATTTCAATTGAATTTTCAAAAGGTCTATCACAAAATTTAATTATATTAGTATGTCCAAAATGTGTATCTGATGTAAAAAATAATTTATCTTTATCAAATTTTATTCCTTTTATCTTCATATTTATTATTTTTTAACTATCCACATTTACTTGAACCACAATCTAGGCATCTTGAACACCCTTCTTCAAATATTACATTATTACTGCCACATGAGCTACATGTAGTAGAAGATTTTGAACCATTTGGAATAAATGTTTTTAATACCTTTGCTATTGCAAAATTAAATGAGAATAAACTACCACTAGTTTTATTTAGGTCATCTACTATATAATTAATACCTCGTCCATGTCTTAATGAACCTGATATTAATCTAGTAATTATTTCTTGCTCTTCGTTCATTTTACCAGTAATAATACGATGTCTACTATTATCACCTTCTCCAAGAAATACATAATTACCACTACCTTCTTTTAATATAGAACCTTTACCTACTTTAGTGCCACCTAAATAAGCAAAGACTTCATAAGGTTTATCATCCATTAATCCAACAAATACACTATACTTTTTATCACCAGCAGCAGTAATAAACGCTTCACCTGTTACTTCTTTAGGGCGTTTTATACTATTATTAGTTGAAAATGTATCATTTTTAGAATTATCAGTTATTAGAACTCCACTTCTAGAACCATCTCTGTAAACAGTGATTCCTTTAGTTCCTTTTTCCCAAGCCATTTTATAGATTTGAGAAACAGTTTCTTCTGATATATCTTTTGGTAAATTTATTGTAGATGAAATACTATGTGAAATATACTTTTGAATAGTAGATTGCACATTTACTCTATCTTCCCATTTAATATCATTTGCTGTACATCCATACCAAGGAGACGTTTTAAAGAAATTATCTGTATCTATTTTTGAATACCATGATTCAAAAGATTCATTTGGATATTTATTTTTATATTTAATAAATAACCAATCTTGAAATTTAGGATGTAATACTTGAAATTCTTGCCAAGTATCTCCCATTTCATCAGTAAAATCTACCTTAACACCTTCATTATTAGCATTAATCTTTTTTCTACGTGTATAAAATGGTTGAAATAATGGTTCAATTCCAGATGTAGTTTGTGTCATTAAACTTACTGTACCAGTCGGAGCGCATTTGTTATGTATAAGTTCTTTATCTTATACTCTCCTCTTTTCAAAGGAGTATCGGACTATATCATCATCCTTAGTAGGATGCTGGATTTTCGTGGGAGAGATTATTGTTAGGCTCACTCTCCTAGTCTCTGAACCTTCTAAACTCTTTTAACCTAAGTTTAGCTTGGCTGCTGATTAACATGTTTTACCACATTATTACAAAATTGTATAAATTCTTTGTTATTTAAAATGTTTTTCATAATATTAACTTTTTTATCTAACCATTGAATATTACCTTCAATATAACCTTTAGAAGAGTCTATTCTATCTAATGATGCATTAAATATATTATAATTAATATTTCTATTTCCATTTTTAATATTTGTTATTGGTATTGTTTTATCTTCTGGTCTTAATATAATTTTTTTACCAGATAATGCACATTTATTATTTTGTTTATTAAATATATTCCATGCGTAATCTAAAGATATATCAAAAACTATATTTCTTCTTTTAGCACTATATTTATAATGATTAAATAACATCTTAGATAAATCACCTATTCCCTGATGTGAAGGAGAAAAGTCTTTTGAATGCATTTTATTTAATTTAATATTATTTAAATATTTTTCTTTATTAGAACATACTTTACATTGTCCTACTTGATTTGATTTTAATATATCAGCCCTAATAAATTTTTCATTTCCACATTTACATTTAACTAACCAATAAGACTTTCTGTCTTTTGTAGTAGCTATATTAGTAGAAATTACTGTATAATTTTTAAATATTTTACCAATAACTGGGATTTCTTTTTTATGTGC